CTCGGGCGCCAACCGGCTGGTAAGCAGCGGCTTCCCTATGAGATCGTTTGCTCAGTTTTTGGGCAGTTCCAACGATCGAAACAGGGAGCTCCTGCTTCCAGGGACTTTGACGCGTTGGAGTCTGATCCTGAGGTGGTGGTATCTATGAAGCATGAGCTTCGGCAGGTGACTGACGATGAGCGAGCTTTGCAGACTGAGTATCAACGACTACTGGAGCTTTTTAAGCAACAGAATAGTGGGTTGATCAGCGCCTTACAAGGCGCTCAGTCACGCAAGCTCGAGCTGCGCGGTCTCCTTGCTGGAGAAACAACCAAGCCTGCTGCGACATCCGTGGATGTTGGTTTCGACATGAGTGAACTCTCTGAGTCACTCACGTCGGATCTCAACGACGATGAGGATGACGCGGAGGCTGGGTCGTTTCATGCCCAGGAAGATGCCTCCTACTCTGGACTCGCCTAGATTCGGATCACAGTTTAGTTCTGGGGCGCCGGGTAGTACTAGCATGGGATCCTCAAGATCAAGTAGAAGGCGAAGGGCGAAGTATAGGTTCAGGCACGGTGAGGTAGAGCTGCAGTTCTGTAGGCAGCTCACCCCGTACTCAGTCCATGTTTCAACTCGTTGTGATCCGTACTTCCGGTTGTTCCTACACGAGCATCACCCAAGGCATTTGCATACCGCCGAGCAATATGAGCTCAGGCCCGCAAATGTTGATGCTCTGTATGAACACCTGGCTAAGTACGGTCGGAAGCAACGTCTGTGTAAAGGGCTCTCTGGTACCAGAGCAGGCGCGATCGCGAGATCTGCGCTTGAAGGGCTTCTTCCCCCACTTTCCTCCGTTCCACCCTGTCATGTGCAGGATGTGAGAGTCAAGTGGGAGACAAGCCCTGGGTACCTTTACAGACAGATGGGTTTCAAGACTAAGCGATCAGCAGAACGTCAAGTTCTTTCTGACGTGCACGAGTCGTGGAGCATGATGGTGCAGGGGATCGACTGGCCCTGCCCCCGGCCCTTTCAGGCTGGAGGCAGGGCGCGATTATCTCACCGGGAGAAAGAAGCTGTTAAGAAAGGTAGAATGATACAAGCGCAAGACGCACATGATGTCAGGATCTGCCAGATGTACGCACAGCCCCTCACTGACGAACTTGCCGTAACCGGTGGTGGGACGTTCGGATTTGGAACGTCCCACTTTCACGGCGGCGGCATGTCTGTTCTTCGTCGGTTAAGAGGGTGTACGCATATATTTGGCTTTGACATTTCAGGGATGGATGTTGCGTTGAAGCCCCTTTCTTACACCTCCGAGACCCTTAAACTTCTGATGGATAGATGCATCTTGCCGCCGCTTGTTGCGCAATTCATCTTCAACACCCTCTCTGCACGGGAGCTGATTATGCCCGATGGGCGTAGCTTCCTTGTAGAGACCGGACTTGCGTCCGGTCATGGGTGGACCAGTCTGATTGAGACGGTGGAGGTTGTTAGGCTCGTTTACGCTACCTG